TCCAAGTTGTCCAGCGAGTTGAGCCATTAACATCTAACTTAACTCTAACTGTGTTCTTGTTAGTTGGCACAATTTCGGTAATAGTTCCTACTACCTTTGATTTTTGTGATGTGTAGGTGTCGCCTACTTTGTATGTTGCGTTTGATACGGACATGGTTCTCCTTCTTGTTAGTTTGGCTTACTACCTAAGAATAACATTATTCGGTCAAAAATACAAGTTATATTTCTAATAATCTCATATTTTGAGATGTGATATCTGTGATGTATCTCACACCAGCGTATTGAAACGGACAAAACGGACAACTAGTGCCCCATACCTGCGAATAGTATATAAACGAATATCAATGATAATACTATTAAGACTTCCAAGCACTACCCCCTATTTTTTAGATGATGAGAAAACTATATCGCTCTTAGAGTATACACACAAACCGCAAGACACGCAAGCCGAGCCAGCGCTTGAGATAAGTGGAATGGCTTTTAGATTTTCAGGACATTTTGCTGCGGGACGATTAAACAATTCTTTCATATCTGCTTGACCTATAGCAAAATTCTGTGCAAGGTATGCAAGGCGCACACCATGATCTCTCTTTAAACTAACACCTATCTCCTTATTCTCACTATCTGTGGAATAGTATAAAGATAGATTAGGTATACCCTTAAGCATTACGGCTGCAGCGTGTACTCTCGTGTATACCCAAAATTTAATATCGGTATTGTTAAGGATGATCGTCTTCCATGCTTTGGTATAAGTATCATTAAAGAAATCACCGTCCCAATGAATGCGAAATAACAATGGCGCATTTTTCTTTTCACAATCTTTTTTAAAATCATTAATCATGTTATTTAATAGATCAACCATTGTGGATTCGTCTGCGTCTTTTAATAACTCCCAATTATGTAGGAGATTAGTTTTTACTCCTTTAAATAATTTTTCGAGTTTTCCTGCATAGCAGACGCTTTCGCAAACACTAGTAGCGTCAGGACATGAGAATTTTTTGCCAGCAGGTAATCCAAAAGTATTGGCAATAGCGGCTTGCTTTCCATTTTTTGTGACAAGGTTAGCCACCTTTCTATCATGAGATCTTTTTAATTGTGGTGTTGTCATATAAATATTCTAGCATTTTATGGGGAAAATATCAAGTGCACGTAAAGGGTAAATCGGACAATTCGGACATCGCCCTGGCTGCGTTTTTACTGCAACATCATTAAATTAAATTGTTCGTATTCACCAACTTCAATTACTTCTCTTTCACCAAAATCATTTATAACTTCTAAAGTATATCCATCAGGTAATGAAACTATTTCTACAATAGAAACAACCTCATCACCAACTAGAATACAATCATCAACCATTAACTGTCCCGCAGTTAATATATCAACTTTATAGTAGTCCATAAGAGCAATGGTATCATCATTTTCTAGATCAATCATATTAGTCCTCATCTACTGGGTCAATAAACCAATGCAGGTGGTGTCCATCAACAATAAACTTCGCTGGTGCTTCTGACTTACCACGCCAAGTAATCTGAAAGTCATTTACTTTTGGCAGGGTAATCATGCGGTCATAGTCCTCATCATAGTATGCGTCAATAGCCTCAATGCAAGGTGCAACCATTTCTGAGGGTACTGGTGGATAGTGATTACCACGCAAGTGATATAGAATCTGAGTTTCTAAATCTAATACGGAATCTTTAATTCCTATTGCGGTTATGCTTCCCATTATTTAATTACGACCTCTCCGTTAGTGTAGAAAGTTTTGGTATACATTTTACCTGTTGGGTCAGACAAATTATAGGTTGCGTATTCTTTAGCAAAGCCATAGTCCACGCATTTATCCCATGCGCTAACTGCCTCTAGCATATCGCTAACTCGCAGGGTATGAATTAACTCTCCGTCATACGAAGTAGTAAGTGAATAAGTATATTCCATTAGTTTAGTTTCCAATCCATTAGTTCGTCAGCGGATATAGCATAAGGATTACACTCGCAAGCCTCACTATCAAAGTCTATACCATTACCTTGATATATCCAACCATAGCCATAGCATAGGTCATGCTCTAATATATCTATTAGTGCTTCTTTTACTTTTCCCATTTTGCCTTCTTTCTTTATATCTTTATCCTATCAGATACAACCGACAAAATCCAATTAGACACCATAATCTGGAGAATCTGGGGTGTGATCTTAAACACACGTAAAGACTATTTATAGATTACGACACGCCGTCTGCGCCAGGGTTTTTCGAACAAATGTTTGAGCAGTTTTTATTCTTGCTCAGGAATTTTTATTATACTTTAAATGCTTTACGCAATTCATTTCGCAATCTGCGAATTTCTTTTTGTTGTGCAATATTTTGTTTCCAAAATAAACCCATAACAGTTAAGCAACCAAGTAGCGCAATTATTATTGCAATCACATCTAAATTAGTTATCATTTGTTTTACCCCTTCCACATTTCAGAGCCAACAGGAACTAAACCAATTTCATCAATACCGCAAGCCTTTTCAAATCTTGCAAAATCAAAGTTTTCATTATCTGACTTGAACCACTCAGAAAATTCTTGAACTAAATCTTCATAAGTGTTTTGTGGAATTTCATCTACAAATCCAGCCAATATGTTTGCGGTTTTGATATAGTCTTTTCTAGTCATCATTAGTCGTTCTCCTTAGTGGTAAATAAAGTGCCTAGTGCAAAGTTTTTACATTCGCATTTTTCTACATCATAGGCAAGATTATCTCCCCAAAAAATATAACCTGCGCCATTACATTCATCACACTTAAAAGTCATTACGCTACTAATCATTATGCTAACGCCTTTCCTCTAAGAGTGCCACGAATACCTAAAGCGTCGCAATCTAATTTAACAGATACGCCAACAGGTAATTGGTTTGGATATTGGTTAATAAAATCTGCGACCTGACCTTTTGTGGATAGGTTGATTTTTTTTACAGAACCATTGAAGGTTTCTAGTTTTATAGTGTAAGTCATTTCTGACCACCTTTCGTTTTTGTTTGAGTTATTATTCTATCAGTTATCGCTGACATTTTCCAATTATAGGGGGTGTGTTGGAGTGTGAGTTGCCTCACATCTCTTTTTCATTAGCAACATGGTAGGCAAGGGTTATTGCCTCGCCATACTCGGCTACTAGGTCAGTATAGACCTCATCTAGATAGTTAAGGTAATCAGACATTATTCACCAACCTTAACCGCTATATTTCGGTAAGTATATTTACCAGTATCAGATTTAACCTGAACCAAATATCCTTCAGCATTTTCATAAAAAATATCTGATTTATCTGCTGAGATAATTTCTCCACGCAAAGTTTTTGAGTTATAGATTTTACCAATTAGTAAATCTTCTATTGTGTATAAGTTAGCCATTGTTAGCCACTTCCTTTCGTTATTTTCTTACTCCGTAAGTCTATCAGAATTAGCAGACATTTACAACCTACTAGCCAGTAATTCCAAATAATGAGACGCTCAGATTGTGTGAGAAAAATCACATCGTACGTAAGTTATCCACAGGCTGTGGACGACACGCCACGGGAGCCTGGGTTTTTTATTGCAATTTATTTTTATGTTTTATTTTTCTAGAATACTTTTTTTTATTTGGAATTGCAGTCGCAGCATTACTACGACGCAACTCTTGAATACGAATAATTTTATTTTTTATTTCTTTTAACATTTTATTATTCCCAACAATTAGAGCAAGTAATTATATCTTGCTCATCAAATAAATTGCTAGAAACTTTTTCATCGCATAAGCGGCAATTAAGAGTTATCATTTACTTACCAACTTTCCAAGAAGTCCAATAAGACATGAAGTCATTATCCTCACGATAGTGAGAAGTTATATTCTGCTCACAATTCTCGCAGAAGGTAAATCTTTCGTCATTGACGATAGAGATAGCATTTTTATTAGGTGTATGCTTACACACTTTATTTATAACTGAATTCATTTGAATTCCTTTCTAAGTTTGAGAACCTTTCTCAACTTTCTTTATACTAGAAGTATAACAGGCACCACTGACATTTACTGACCAGTAAGTAGGACAAAACGGACATTGTGTCTTGTGATGTAGGTCATGTGGATAACTCACGCTCAATTATGAATGTGATGTGCGTCATGTGGATAGGTGATCACGAGGTCGGGCGTGTCGAAACCCTGGGTCATGTCCGATATGTACGAATTGTTGTGTGGTGTATATCACTAATTACATGCGTGTTATTCACGGCGTGTCGTCTTGACTTTTGAGGTATTGTGTGATAGTATTCTCCTATAAATAAATAAAGAAAGATAGTCTCAATGAGCCTACCAAATAAACCTCAACAAGAGGGTGAGCGTAGCAAGTAAGTGAGACAAATCACATTACGACACTAAGGGAAAGTCCCCAAAATGTCAGACCCCCCTGCTAGAATAGGGGGTATAAAGAAAGTCTCTTGAAAGGAGAACTATAAATGATAAAGAATAACCCTAACAATACAATTATTGAGGATATTAGAAAAGCCCAACAGGCTCGCTATGACCGAGAGGATCAAAGTATCCTTGAAGCGTTAAATCAGGCTAACGCCTATCTTTCTGCTCAATACAATTTAGAGGAGGTTAAATAATTATGGAACTATTTTTAGACTTAGATGGTTTTGGTTTATATGCCGAGAGCATTGGCTTAGCAGTAGAGATACCAACATGGTTGCTAATTGGCACTATTGCGTTTGCTTATTCAATTAAATTGATTAGGAGAGATAAGTGATACCAGTAAAATTAACAACAGTTAACGGCTCGGTGGCAGATATGCCATTTACAAGCAAAGAAAAAATCATAGAGTTTATTGATCAATACTCTAACGCATTACCAATTGGCACAGCGGTAAATATTGACGCACCGCTAGTTGGTATTCATTCAGGTTGGATACAAGGACGCAAAAGTGTCTGAGTATTCTGCTGAACAACTAAGACGCAAGGCGCACCTAGACAATGGTGGCAGCCTTGCAGACTATGACAGGGCGCACTACCAAGAGTAGTGTGCTCACTATTTTTTTTGATTTTATTTTTTTTAAACATGTATCATACATCTAAGAAAAATATTCAGATTTTCTCAAAATGAAAATTTTTTCAGATTTGGCAGGGTATAATAAAAGGATGTGCCAACACGTCTATACATACACAGGTTCTGGACCATGTGGATATTGTGGTTTGACAACCCATGATACTGACTGGCCTAAGACAAACAAACTATACGCAGAGTACAAGGAAAAAGTCGGGTACTTTTACAACTCAACAACCTGGTGGTCTATATGATAGAATATATAAATGCATTTACTAGGACTAGAAATTCAAAAAGATCGTAGAGAAAAAGAATACTCTATGAAAAACTGCTATGGCTGCGGTAAAACACTCTGGGTAGCCAAGAAAAACATCAGGGTGTATAACTATTGCGGTAGTTGTAAATAATGGCTATTCTAGATAACCTCGAAGCCTCTTTAGCAGATGACGACGGTATGCCAAGTAAAAAAGTTACCGATGCAATTAGAGAAATGCTTGAAGATTCAGAACACCATAAATTAATGGAACGTCTAAAATACATGGAGGAAAATGGAATCTAACTATCCAGAGTCTTGGGCAAGACAAACACCTAAAGGTTATGAAAAAAGTATCAACATTGCAAAATTAGAAAATACTGTATCTATTATTTCAGATAATGGTTTTGCAACAAAATGCCACTACTGTGATCAAGATTCACTATACACACAACCACAAGATACTAAAATTGTAGATGTTTGTAGAAAACATTTTTCGATGGGATTAAGTTCATGACCCAATATAAGGTTTTTGATGAAGCAATAATTTTGACGGTAAAGACAAAGAGACCTGAAAAGTGGCTATTAGTAGATAGAGAAACTGGACAAGTGTATCAGGGAAATCCCAAAGGACACTGGGACATACTCAAACCATATATAAAAGAAGATAAAAAATGATAACAGCATTAATTTGTTCTGGTTTGCTAATATCCGCACTTCTGGTTTTTGCAAGACGGCAACGCAAAAGTTCTTTAAAGTGGCATAAATAAAAAAAGTGTAGTATAATATACTTATGAGCGAAATTGAAACCCCTGCTGGCCCTGGACAATGTTGCAATAAGTGCATCTGTACAGAACCACATTCATCTGTTCCACCAGTTGAACTTGAATAATTAAATTACTTAATTATCTCTTTTTCAACTAACTTACTATAAATATTATTCATCATGTAGTTGATGGTTTGTGTGCTTTTTGCGATAGAATCTTCTACTTCAGCCTCAGCCATACCATTTTGTTTACAAATCTCACGGTTGTCATTTTGTAGTGACTCAACCATTAATGTTACGATTTCTTCTCTGTTCATTTCAACCCCCTAAGTTGTTTTAATTAATTGTATCAGAAAACCTTATAACTTGCAACTTTTATCTGTACTTTTTACAAACCGTTATAACTCCATATGTACAAGTTAAAATAATAACAAACCATAAAATTTCCATATCCCATTATAGCCTATATCGATCTATAACACATACTTATTCCATAGCGTATGCGTAGCATACGTATTAGGAGATATGAGGTTTGTTATCTCATTTTCGGCTTTTGCTTTATTCCCGCCAAAATTTAAATAAATAATGTTATAATTGGATTCATGACAACTGAAGACTGGGCACAATTAATTTTAACTATATTGTCCATATTTACAATTGTTGGCGTTGGCGTAAGATGGGTTATTAAAAATTACGTTAAAGATATTCTCGCCGAAATGAAGCCCAACGGAGGCTCCTCGATCAAGGACCAAATTACAGGATTAGAAATGAAGAGTGAAAAAATTTTTGACTTAATGATCGAACATTTAAAAGATCATTCTAAGTAACTCTATATATTATATATAAAAGATATTTTAAAAACTTATTTACAGTATATTCTTTTCTTTATATTTTTAAGTATACACTATAACTTCTGGATTTTTTGAACTTTACCGACAAACTTTATAACAACTTTATAACAATTTAGATATATCTGGATTATAACTTTTTGTTACAAATACGCATATTTGATAATATAAATAATGTTATAATTAAAGTGCTAGCACCTAGGTTGCCCCCACCCCCCCCACAGCGCCTAGGTGTTTAGCATATTTTATGGTATAATCAAATATTATGTGCGTATCTACTATTGAAAAACATGGCGCCAGCCCAGCAAACGTTCAATGGACAGTAGTCCGTGGTGATAGCGCAACCCTTAAAGTAGAATTTTTTGAAGATGATGAAGTCACACCATACGATACTTCAGACTGGACATACAAGGCTACATCTTATGATTCCGATGGAGATTTTTTAGATCAACTTATTGTTACCGACGGTGATGGATATGTTGAAATTTTTGCTCCAGCAAATACGACTAAAGACTGGGGTGGTACCAGATACCGTTCAATTGTTGCTGAATTGCAATTTGACTTACAAGTGATAATTGAAGGTGGCAGCGGTCAAAATGCAGATACCGTATGGACTCCAGTAATTGGAACCATATGTGTACTAGGTGATATCAGTACAGGTCTATAATGCCAATAGTAAAAATATCAGCAAAAAAAGATAACCTTCCACCAATTATTAAAATTGGTAAAAAAATATTTAAAGTAAAGAAATAATTTTCCCATGGCTAAAAGCATGGACTTTCCAGACGTTTCAAAAAAGAAAAAATATTCTGAAGCGGTACAAAGCACTCAAGAAGTTAATACACAATATATCGCTGTTCCTGGAATACAGGGTCAACAAGGAGATCAAGGTCCCAAAGGTGATAAAGGAGATCAAGGTCCCAAAGGAGAAAAGGGTGATAAAGGAGATCAAGGAAAACCAGGACCACAAGGTGAACGTGGAGAGCCAGGAAAAGGTGCTGAAGGATACGATAGCGCATCTGGCCAATATCCAGGATGGGCATATTATAAAAATAAAAATTTAGGCGAAATTAGACTTGGTCCAGACAGAGGAGATGATGGATGGGTCTCTATTAATTTTGAAAAAGACGAAAAAGAAAGTAATGAAACCTATCTTCCACAAAATTCGACATCCCTATGGAATGATGTGGCAAAATCTTTTAATTTTAAAAGTTTGAAAGTAGGATCTAAAGTAGACATAAGATATGACTTTACTTTAACTACCTATATGAATAATACAGAGGTTTGGGCTAGAGTTTTTACACCAGAATATGAAAAAATAAATACAGGGTATGTAGGAACCTTAAAATATCAATATTCATATGACATGTCTTATTCTCAAACCTTATATATAGATGCTCAAAGAATAAAAAGTTTAGGTGGTACTATTCAATTTCGAGCAGACAATGAAAGTAATATAGTTTTAAATAACATCTATATTTCTATTTGTTAGTGGTATAATGAGGTAGGAGGAATAATGGCATTTCCAGGCAGTTATAGTTTTAATTATTATCGTGGCGATACCGCTCAATTTGTCGTTCGCCCTAAAACCGCAAATGGCGAAACATTTGATTTAACAGGTTATAGCGCTGCCTTTACAATCGCAAATCAATCAGGTCCAAGCGGTACTCAAACTGCTGCTGTTACAGTTGTTAATACAACAACAGACATCGTAACATGCACAATTACTCCAGCAATTGGAAGAACACTTTCAGCAGGAACTTATGTCTATGACGTTCAAATTACAAACGGAACACAAATTTATACACTACTGGCTGGTTCAATTACAGTAACCAATGACATTACTGGTGCGGTTTAATGCCTGATGTTTTATTAAATAATGATGACATTACAGTTCTTGGCCCCCCAGAAATTGTAGAATTATTAGTAGATGTTGGTGCTACTGGAACTCGTGGTAGCCAAGTATTTGTTGGAGTAGGCAATCCCAACATTATTGAAATTGGACAAACCCCATTATTAAATGATTTATATATTAACGTTTCTCCAGGTGCAGACTATGGATATTTATACCAGTACGTTTCACAACCTGGAGGAAATCTTTGGATTGAGGTTTTAGAGTTAAACCCAACAATTTATTCAGTTAATTACGTAACTACTTACACTAATGGAATTGCACAAATTGTAATTCCAATTTCAAATATTATTACATCTACTGCAACACCATTGAGCGCTAACAATTTTAGTGTTCAGTTTAGCATTGTTAATGACAATCCAGTTGCAGCCTCTATGAGCATACCCGCAATTATTGAAGACAGTGATAATTTAGTTATAAACTTTAAAGCAGTTGAGCACAGAACAAATATAGATTCTGGGCCGTATGGAGATTGGGCAGTTTTAGAGGGAGAAGTTACAACACATCTACTTATAACAATTATAGCAGTGGATGAGGAGTCTTAGTCTATATCTTTATGATATAATTCTAATGAGGTGATATATGGCAGCAGAATCGATAGGTACTTTAGTACCAACTAAAATTCCAGGATTATCAGATCCTGCCGATATACAAGCAGCATTACGTCTATATCACTACGGAGACTATTCCTATAATACTGCAAATGCATCTACTGGATCTTTAGTAAATCCATCTATTGCTTATACAATTAATAATTTACAAAGTCAAATAACTGCAATTGACATTGGTTCAACTTTAAAAAATACAGATTTTGCTGCTAAAGGTGATTTACTTTCTGCTTCAGCAAATGACACGTTATCTGTTTTATCTGTTGGAAGTAATGGAACAGTTTTAACTGCTAACTCTGCAGCGGCATCAGGTTTAGCCTGGACAACACCAGAAGTTACACTTATCAATAGCGCAACATTAACCAATAAAACATTAACTGCTCCAGTTATAAATCTTGCAATCAATGCCCAAACAGTTGCTTACGAACTTGTTCTTTCTGATAATGGAAAAATGGTTGAAGTATCAAGTTCTTCTGCAGTTACCTTATCAATTCCAACAAACGCCAATCAAGCATTTGCAACAGGTGCACAAATTACAATTTTACAAACAGGTACAGGACAGGTAACAATTGCAGCAACTACTCCAGGAACTACAACTGTAAATGGATCTCCAGGGTTAAAATTAAGAGCACAATGGTCATCTGCCGTATGTATTAAACGTGCTACCGACTCTTGGGTTGTTCTTGGAGACTTAGTTGCATAATGCCAAGACTAGGACCCGTATCATCTTCTGCTGGTCGTAAACCAGGAACACCAATAATTGGAACCGCAACTGCGGGTGAACTTCAAGCAACTGTAACATTTACACCACCAAGTTATTTGGGTAAGCCAAGTTCTTCTTTAACATATACCGTCGTTTCATCCCCTGGTTCAATTTCTAATACTGGATCTGAATCACCAATTGTTGTTACTGGATTGTCTAGTGGTACTTCTTATACTTTTACAGTTAAATTAAATAATACTATTTTAGATTCCGATTTTTCAGAAGCAAGCAACTCTGTTTCTCCAGTATCAGCAGGTCCTTTCTTCCCTCCATTCTTTCCATTCTTTCCATCTTTTGTTGTTGAGCCACCGTTCTTCCCATTCTTCCCGCCGTTCTTCCCATTCTTCCCATTCTTCCCGTTCTTCCCACCGTTCTTCCCATTCTTCCCGTTCTTCCCGTTCTTCCCGCCGTTCTTCCCATTCTTCCCGTTCTTCCCGTTCTTCCCGCCGTTCTTCCCTAACTTCCCACGATTTAGTCAAGGACCGCAGTGTATTTATGAAGATACATTAATTAAAACATCTACTGGCCTAGTTGCAGTAAAAGACATTTCCGTAGGAGATATTCTTTACACAATAAACCTTGCAGAAGTAGCAAATGATCATCAGTTTAGTCTTGAGGTTGATCCAGAAGACTTTAATTCACCAACCTTGACATCTACATCTGGATTAGTTGAAACCGTTGTAACAGCGATTACCGCCAAGGACTTGTCTGCATACATATACTTTAACAATGACACAAACGGTAGGTTCTCTCTAGAGCAACCAATGTTTGTTAAGACAAGCACAGGAGAGTACAAAGTTATGCCATCAGGTGTAATTCATGAAGGTGACTACTTAATTAATGTTAATGAAGATGGAAGCATATTAGAAACTTTAGTAGAAGCAATTCAAATAGTTGAAGAGCCTTCTACAATGTATGCAATAAGTTGTGAACCACAAGACTGGTTTATTGCAGATGGATACTTGGTACATAATAAGTAAAGTTTCATAAAAAATACCCCCAAGGATTATACCAAGGGGGTATTTTTATTTAATTTTTATATTTTGCAGGGGGACTTGTTATACCATTCTTGATATCGTGGTCCATTTACAGAACTCCATGCCGACCAATCTTTTCCACCCTTAGTCATGTGAAATGTAATTTTTGAATTAGTAACTGGGTTAAATAACTCAGCGTTAGAATCAAGATCAAATTTTTCTCTTCGATCAGGACCCAGTTCTCCCATCATATTTATTTGAAATACACCATAAGAACTATCACCAGTTTCTGAATTGCCATTAAAAGCAAAAGGTCTTCCATTGGATTCAGCCTTTGCGATTGCACATGCTGTTCTTAATTTATCACCTTTAAATCCTATAGCCTTTAATAGGTCAACTAACTGGCTATCAGTTAATTTATGAGCATTTTCATATTTTTTTAATATTTTATCCTTAGAAACCAGAAAAGCCCCTTGAGGGGCTGGAGCGACTTTTAAGGCTTGTTTAGTCAATAAATTATTATCTAAAGCATTAGCAGAATTGCCAAAAGGCGCAATTATGCCAACAATAGATAGTAACCCCAACCAAACCTTTTTTTCAATGTTTCTCATTAGTATTACCTCCTTAGAAACAAAAACTACCTTTCGGTAGTGTATTAATTATAACACGATTTGAAGGTTTAAGTCAACTTTATCAATACCTCATTATATTTTATTTAAAATATAGTGTCATCAAGTGGTATAATAATAAGATTATGGCATCTGGTGTAACCGCAAATTATGATCTTCCTTTTCCGCTTTCTAGCGATCCAGTAAATATCCATGAAGATTTACAAGATTTAGCAGAGCAAATTGAGTTAATTCTTCCAACAGTTGGATTGCCATATCATACAATAGAAGTTAAAAATGTTAGTGGTGTAAATATTGCAAAAGGTGATCCAGTTTATATTACTGGGTTTTCTACTAAACCTACCGTTGCAAAATCGGTAGCAACAAATCTTGCAACATTTCCAGTATTAGGATTAGCACAATCAGCAATCGGTAACGGCACTGACGGTGTTGTAGTTACATCTGGAATATTTACTGACGTCAATACAAATTCTTATTCTGCTGGAAATATTCTTTATGTAGGAACTACTGGAGGATTAACTGCAACACAACCAGCAACTGGTTCTGGCGCAGTAGCAATAGTAGCAAAATCTAATTCAACCACTGGAGTATTAGTTGTTGGACAACCAAAAGGTAATGGATCTTGGGGGGCATTAAAAAATGGACTTGCTTAATGGTATAATTAAATAATGGCTACATATAGAAACCCCGATGAGTCTTCAATCTCTCCTCAACCAACAGGTGGATCAACTTACAATATTGGAAACATTCCTCCACTAGTTAACTGGACAGTTGTTATTGGAGATAGCGCTTCTTTTAGAATTTATGTAGAAGATGATCTTGGAAATGAATTAGATTATACAAATGATGAAAGTGGAGACATTACTGGCTGGGATATAAAGGCAGATTTTAGACGGTATTCAGATAACGTAGGAACTGATTTAATATTTAGCGTAACTCCATATGCAACAGAGTTTGATGATCCAGGAGAATTCACAGTAACCATATCACCAGCACAATCTAAGCAACTAAGAACTGGCGACGTATTTGATGTTCAATTATCTGACGCTACTCGTGTTTGGACGGTATGTCAAGGTGAAATGAGCATGATAGGTGAAGTTACAGATCAGGAGTCATAACAATGGCTATTGCAACAATTAGCAATATATCAAATGCTATTGTTTTTTCTGTAGAAGATTTAAATCCAACAACAACCCCATCTAATATAAAACCTTTTAATTCAACACTATCTAGCATTGCTTTAGGAACAGTTTTTGCCGTTACAGCATTAACCAATTCCGTTGTAGTTTCTGATTTAGACAGAATTGTTTCAAGTTTTGAAAAAGTAAACTATGCAAACGTTATTACACCAGAATCAATTTTGCCATTTAGAGTTAGACTTACAAACATTGGTATTGAAGGATATAATCCAGCAAATCCACCAGGAATTGGTATTCAAATAATTGGTTTCTCTAATTATATTCTTTAAAAATATGATATAATTCCAGTATGGCCAGAACATCACTCTCAGCAGTCAAAGCATTATTTCAAACTGGGGATAGACCCACAGAGTTAAACTATGTTGATTTAATTGATACCCTATCAGCACAAGCAACAGATTTAGGTAGTTCTGGAAACAACGAGTCAACAATTAATGGCATTGAAAACTCAACAGTATTTGACAACTTTTTAGCAAGTGAATTTAGATCAATGAGATACATAATCTCAATTAAAAAGACTTCTGGAGGCGCAAATAAATTTTACGCCACAGAGATGAATATTCTTGTAGATGGAACAGATGTTTCAGTTACAGAATATGCAACAATTGATAACGATGGGAATATTGGCACCATCTCTGTTTCAAGGGCTGGAGATACAGTTTCACTAACTGTTATTCCAGTGGGAGGACAAACCCCTATAACTCTACGCTACATGCGTATGGGATTAAAGGCTTAACCCAAGGAGATAAAAGATGGCAACCGTAACAAAAGATTTTAGAGTAAAAGCGGGACTGGTAGTTGAGGGATCAACTGCGACCGTTGATGGAAAGAACATAATCACAGCAGGCACAGTAGATGCTAAGGGTGATTTATTAGTAGGCAGTGCAAACGATGCAGTTGCTCGTTTAGCAATTGGTACAAACGGTCAAGTACTTACAGCAAACTCATCTGCTACATATGGTGTTGAATGGTCAGCCCCAGCAGCAGTTGGAGTATTTGATACACAAATTACATTTGAAGGTGCAACAGCAGACGCTTATGAGACAATACTTACAGTAGTTGACCCAACAGCAGACCGTACAATTACACTTCCAAACGTAGATGGAACAGTTATTACTACTGGAGATACTGGAACAGTTACAGCAACAATGCTTGCTTCAGATTCAGTAACTACCGCAAAAATTACAAATGCAAACGTAACAGCAGCAAAACTTGCTTCAGACTCTGTAGAGACAGCAAAGATTGTTGATGCTAACGTAACAGCAGCAAAACTTGCTGCAGATTCAGTAACAACTGCAAAAATTGTTGACTCAAATGTTACAGCAGCAAAATTGGCTGCAGACTCAGTTACAACTGCAAAGATTCTTGATGCTAACGTAACAGATGCAAAACTTGCTGCAAACTCAGTTACAAATGCTAAGATTGCAGATTCAGCAGTAGACACAGCAGAGATTGCAAACAATGCAGTAACTACAGCAAAGATTACAGACCTAAACGTAACCACTGGCAAACTTGCAGATGGCGCAGTAACCACAGCAAAAATTACAGATGCTAACGTAACTGCTGGTAAACTTGCTGCAGACTCTGTAGAAACAGCAAAAATTGCAGACGGTGCAGTAACCTCAGCAAAGATTGCTAACGATACAATCGTAGATGCTGACATTAACTCAGCAGCAGCAATTGCACAGTCAAAGATTTCAGGATTGACAACAGATCTTGGCAATAAACTAGCACTTGCTGGTGGCACCATGTCTGGTGCAATTGCAATGGGTACAAACAAGATCACAGGTCTTGGTACACCAACTGATGGAACAGATGCAGCAACAAAGGCTTATGTAGACTCAGCAGCACAAGGTATTGATTGGAAAGCATCTGTACGAGCAGCAACAACTGCAAACGTAACACTCGCCTCTGATCTTGAAAATGGAGATGTCCTTGATGGCGTAACTCTTGCTACT